TTCGGGACGATATTCATGATGCTCTCTGCCCATGGGTGTGGGCGGTTTTTGGCCGCCCGTCCAGGTGGTAAAACGGGGCGTGTGAATGAACACACCGCCCACACCTATGGACAGAAGACCACCTAACGATGTGCCCCGCGCTTATCGGCCAAAATTCACGCGGGACTCGCTTTGCCAGCATTGCGCTGGCGTCGTGATTGTAGCCGAAACGGTCACGGCTTGGAAGATAGGCCGCGCCATGGCAAGTCCTGAAACAATGACGGCACTGTTTCAGCTCCTGCGCTAACCACGCCATGCGTATACGCAAACCACTTTCCATGGGACCACTTTGAGAAATGTGTCCATCCGCTAGGCATCCGCCGTTCATATACCCCATCACGCACAGGCTTCACATTGCCCGAAAACCACGGTGTCACTTGCATATCGGCATCACGTTTTGCTGTTTTTGAGAATGCGCGCGTTCGCCTTGATGCCAGACAGCACGCCAAGATTGCCAGTTGCTTGCGCTCTGATAGCCGGATCATCCGATTCGAGCTTTTCCTGGCGAGCGGCTGAGTGTTTTCGGCTTTTTTCGTTCTCGGCCACCATGGGCTTCCAGTCGATTACCGACTTGTAGTCTTTGCTGAATGCGTTCATTTGCGTCTCGAAAAAAAGCGCGGCTAGCACAGGATTCGCAACCTATCGACAGGGGGGAGGTAGTCCTGCCGCGTCACAGCCTGAGAGTGAGCGGATCCACTCGGGTACTAGCCGCGCGTAACTTAGAGTTCTGCCCGGAACTGGCGCAGAAGCCACGATTCAAGGCGCTTGAGCGGTATCCGCACTGTAGCGCCGTTTTCGTGGGTTAGGACAAGCTCAGAGCCTTCAATGCGGGCTGTGAACTTGGCGAACTTGATTTGAATTTCATTCGCCATCGCCATCGCCATCGCCAGAGCCATAGCCATCGCCATAGCCAGAGCCATAGCCATAGCCAGAGCCATAGCCATAGCCAGAGCCAGAGCCATCGCCAGAGCCATCGCCAGAGCCATCGCCATAGCCAGAGCCAGAGCCATCGCCATAGCCAGAGCTATCAACAAATTTATTAAGCATTGAACGACTCCTTTGCCGCATCAGAGCACGGGATCAGTTCACACACGCCCGCCAGATAAATGATCGGGTTCACCGTGTCGATTTTGCCTCCGCCTTTGGCCATGCCATTTTGCGCAAGGCCAGACAGTGCAACGCCGTCTTCTGCTTTCCACGACCACAGCCGAACGGAATCACGCAGGATGACGTTTTCTCCGTCAACTGATTCGACTGTGCCAGCATGGACGCCAGCCGCGTAGCAACGAGCAATCACGTATTTGCCAACGAACGGATGCGGCTTGGTTGATTGCGCCGGTTGCTGCGCGCCAAACAGTGCGGCGAGTTCACGGGCTTGCTTGATGGTCAGGTCTTCAATGTTCATGGGGGTCCTTGGTTGTGCCTTGCGGCGTGTGGTTGCCATTGCTGGCGATGAGTGAACTGTACCGACTCCCACCCACCTTGCCCAATTGGTTTTGTCTATCGACGCGATAGGCTCAATCAATCGTGCGCCTCCAAAAACTGCGCTACAGTTTGGACATGGTTAGGCAATCACGGGATTAGCGCCGTGTGCTGTTGCTCGAAAGAAAGCTGCTTTATGCTAGTGCCTATCCACCCGATCCGGCGAAGTTTGCCGGGCCTTCGGGTCTGCTGGTAGAGTTGTCGTTCGTCTTCAACGTCCACATTGTGGAGCCAGCAGACCCGAGGGTGAAAAACCAAGTCAGCGCGGCACAAAGTCAGATCATGACTGGCAATGTGTGAGTAAGAGGGCGATGCGGACAGTCAATCCTAGACTCGCTTGCACGATAGGTAGCCGATTGGCTGGGCGATGACAAGCGCCGGCACAAGGAGCTAGACAACCGTGTTGCCTTGGTTTTTTGCCCTCAGCCTTCACGCATGGCGACTGCCGCGCGAGCCGGACGAACAGGTAAAGCTGCGGACGAAGCCGGAACAACAGTCGCCATTCGTGAGGGTTGAAACAACCTGAACAGTTTGATATGATGATGACCAGAGAGCAAAGCACGCTCTGAGGACTACCAATCCTCGAAAACAAGGCCCCCAAAGCCTCGTTTTATCGCCGTTGGAGTGGTATCCGATGGCCCCGAAAGGGAGCGCGTGCTTTGCGTGGATAGGCGAGACTTTGGGGGCTTTCGTCGTTCTGGGCCACGCGGCGAACCACTCTACAACGAGCATGACCTGTATCGGGCCACACCGCAAACAGACCGCACGGGTTAGCGCATGTAGCCCGGCTTTGCAGCACTGGCATTCTGAGGGGGCCAGCCCTAACGGGGAACGAGGCGTAACGGTGTGACATGGGCAGTCTGGCCGAACTGGTGGGAGTCACGAACCACAATCGGCAGCTCTCACATAAACCGCTGCATTGCATCATTGGATCGAATCATGGGGGGTCACACCAACCCCTCATTAGACAGAGTATTGACCAAAGGAAAGAGCATGACCGACACAGACCGCATTGCACAGATGCGCGCAAGGCTTTGCACCAGAACTTGAACCAGTTGTGAGGGCTGTCGCTATGGCGGTTGCGGAGGACTGCGCGAAGGTATGCGAATGCACTCCCGATGGTAGAGAACGTGCAGCCCAAGCCATCCGCGCCCGCTACAGCAAGGAATGAGCCATGAAATTGACAATCTACATCTCCGGCCCCATGACTGGCAAGCCTGGCCTGAACTTTGACGCATTCAACGCCGCCGCTGCAAAGTACCGCGCCCAAGGTCACACCGTAATCAACCCCGCAGAACTCAATCCAGACCCATCTACGCCATGGGTCGAGTGCATGAAAGTGGACATAGCCGCTTTGCTCAAGTGCAACGCCATCAAGATGCTGCCAGGATGGTGCGACTCACGCGGCGCAAGGCTTGAACGATACATTGCATGGGCGCTCAACTTCAAAGAAATAGTCGATTGACCCAATCACACCACCCAACCAGATAGCTAAAGACAATTGGACGGCGAGAAGTCGTGAAGGCATGATTTCAACACCCGCAGCCACTCATTAAACCAATGTTGTTGTAGAGGACGGCTTTGGATTCGGCTGCGGGTTTTTTATAAATAGGAGAACCCATGGAATACAGCGCATTCATCGCATCAAAGCGCCGCGCAGAAGTCGCAACAGGTCACAAGCCCGGCGCACTGAACGAGCACCTTTTCGACTTCCAGCACGCGATTGTGTCGTGGGCCGTTCGCCGTGGCCGCTCCGCCATTTTCGCCGATACCGGCCTTGGCAAGACCTTGATGCAACTTTCATGGGCTGATGAGGTCGCATCACACACTGGCGGCATCGTACTGATTTTGGCCCCGCTGGCTGTGTCAGAGCAAACCATCGAACAGGGCGCGACGTTTGGCATTGAAGTGCATCGCGTGCCTCATGGTGGCACGCCTACAGGCCCCGGCGTTTGGATTACGAACTATGAACGCATGGACGCCATAGACTTTGGCGCGCTTCATGGCATCGTTTTGGATGAGTCGTCTATCCTCAAGGCTCACGACGGGAAGACGCGCCAGCGCATCATTGACGCTGCGCAAGGCATCCCCTATCGCTTGAGCTGTACCGCTACCCCATCCCCCAATGACTTTGAAGAACTCGGCAACCAGTGCGAGTTTCTGGGCGTGATGACGCGAACCGAAATGCTCGCCACCTACTTCGTCAACGATACCGGCGACACCGGCACATGGCGGCTGAAAGGGTGGGGGCAGTCTCGCTTTTGGGAATGGATGGGAACGTGGTCCGTCGTTCTGCGCAACCCGTCAGACATTGGCTTCGACGGGTCGCGCTACATCCTGCCCGAGCCTCAATACATCGAGCACGTTGTCGAAACAGACCAGACCGGCGATCTGTTCGCCAAGCCTGCGCAAACCATGCTGGAGCGCCGCAAAGCCCAGCGAGACAGCATCGAATCCCGCTGCAAGGCTCTGGCCGATGTGGTCAACTCCGACCCGTCAGAACCGTGGCTGATCTGGTGCCACCTGAACGATGAAGCCGAGTTGCTTGCGTCATTGATCGACGGCGCCGTCAACGTGCAAGGCTCAGACAAAGCCGAAGACAAAGCCGCTCGCATGATGGAATTCACGCATGGGACTTTGCGCGTTCTGATTTCCAAGCCGAAAATTTGCGGGTTTGGCATGAACTGGCAGCACTGCGCCCGCATGGCATTTGTTGGCTTGGATGACTCTTTCGAGAAGTTCTATCAAGCTGTGCGTCGCTGCTACCGATTCGGCCAAAAGCGCAATGTGCATGTGCACCTGTTCACCGCTGAGAACGAAGGCCAGATTTTGGCGAACCTCAAGCGCAAAGAGATTCAACACCACGAAATGAGCGAGAACATGATCGAGCACATGAAAGACATCATGAACAACGAACTGCAAGGACAACAGAACATCGTGGATGAGTACCGCGAAGCCACTCACGAAGGCGACGGCTACACCGTCCACTTGGGCGACTGCGTGAAGTGGGCGCGGCGCATGGAA